GCCGCGGCTTCCGGGTCGGGCTCGATCGGCATTGACAAATCCGTGAGCGGGATTTGGCCCATTGACACATACAACACGTCGCCACCCGCGATCGGTTCATAGCCTTTCATCGCGCGGCGCTCGTTGATGGTCAGATCAAGGCTTGCATCGGCCATCGCCCATAGGGACTGCCGCTTATCGACAATTGCCGGGATATCTTCGAGATCTGGTTTCAGCGTGATCCCGTAAGGCTCGCCAAGCCATGCCGACCAGTCCGCCGCGATCAAATCCAAAAGCGGGATGACCGTGTCTTCCCAGAAACTTAATCGCGCCTCTTGATAGTTCGAATACGTGTTATCACCGGGAATGCCGAGAAGTTGCGGCGGCACGCCGAAACATAGGCAAATGTCCCGCGCGGCGCTAAACTTTGTTTCAAGTAGCGCCATATCGGAAGGACTCAAGCCCATTTGCTCCCAAGACAATCCGCCTTCAAGCAACATCGGCCGCCCGGCATTGATCGCGCCGGAATACTGTTCTTCAATCTGTGCTTTGAGCCTCGCGAAATTGTCGTCGGATAGCTCCGCGCCGTCCTTGGTCGTCAACGCGCCAGAAGGGCGGGCGCTATTTTGGAGCAGGCTCTGAACCCATTTCATCGCTTCATTGGATTGATCGATCGCGTATGCGCCCGCCTCGACCGGTGACATGCCGTACCAATCATTTGACGGGTTGAACATTTTGAGGTGTCGGAGATCCGACCCGCCCGCATCATCGACCGGGAAGCGGACGGCCTTACTATTGGCGGAATATATGTAGCCCGCAGGAAAGCCATTCGCGGCGGGTATCACCTTCACGCGATCAGGCCGAAGCTGATACAGCTCCCGAACCTGACCGCCGACAGTTACGCGCTCCTCATAACCATTGCCCGCAATCATGAGGTAGCCAATTTTGGCGCGGATATATTGCGGCCCGGATTGCGCGGGATTGGGGCGCCTGATTAGATCCAGGAGCGGGTGCCGCTCTAATTCGTCGTCGCCTGAGAAGGCGCACCATTTGACCGAGGCGACCGCATCGGCGATGCGGTTAATCGCCTGATAAGCGACCACGTTGCGCCGATACGCCTCCTCCGCGAACGCCGCATAATCACGCCCGGACCAAACAGGTTGACCCGGTGTCATGACCAGTGCGCTACCGACCGCGCTTTCTTTGACCTGCGGCGGCGGATCGGTTCTGCGAAAGAGGCGTGGAAGCTTCATGCGGCGTCCGCTTCGTGTTCGTCCGTGCTTTCAATCGGCACGACATTAGACTGTGCGGCTTGCGCTGCGGTTTCCAGCTTATCAACCAGGGCTGCGGCTTCCTTAGCCCCTCGAAGTCCGATTGTCTTAAGACCAGCATCAAGCAGGCCGACCAGGGCTTGCAGTTCCTGTTCGCTCAATTCAATCTTGATCATACTCACACCTCAGTTGCTACTACTTCAGGGACATTGACTGCGGCAAGCGCCTCGGCCTCGGCCTTAGCCTTGCGGAATGCATTCACGGCAGATGTAATGCGCTGGTTCACGTTCTCAGCAGTCCAGGACTTTAGGGCTTCCTCAAAGGTGGCCGGGTTGCGCGTGGTGACTTGACGATCAACCATAATCGGGTCGCCGTTTTCGTCGGTGCCTTCCTCGACCTGTACCGTCTTGGTCTCGACCACGTATCCGTGGACCGGATGCGCTAGGAGTGCGGCCTTGATGTCCGCTTCGAAAGCTGCGTCAACCTCAAAGGCGTAGGTCGTCGGTGCGCTCAAATCGTTGTGTTCGTAGGTGATTGTGACTTTTGCCATTAGGTTGCTCCGTTACCAAGCCGGGATGTAGCGTGTGGTGCCGTTGTCATCGATGGGGATCCATTTAGTAGGATTGCCCGCTGCCGGTGCATTCGTAAGCGTGCCGGTGCTTGCACCCGCGCCGTCTGTAAATGCTTCGCCGGAGATCTTGATCAGGTTATTGTCGCCAAGCAGAGCCTTGTAAACGGTCCCGGTCGTGGTTTTGTAAACCCGGAACTCCTGAGCGTTCGCGCCGTCGCGGAGGGCCATCTGCCCTGGGCCGTCTCGGAAAAATGCTGTATCAGTTGCGGAGGAAAATCCAGTTGAGCCAACTTCGCTGGAAAAACCAATGCGACCGTTGCCGTACACCGTAATGCCGCCCTCGAAATATACTCTTATATTTCCAGTTACGTCGATTCCTAATCTGCCATTTTCAGGTGAAATCGTGGAATATGCAGGCAACACAAGCGATGTCCGGCCCGCCGCAGACCCCTGCGTTATTTTGAAAGCGTCGTAGAAACTGTTTTGTGCCTCGTCATCTGGTGGCGTTCCGCTCCCCACTCCTGTCAGCTGAAAAACAATAGAGCCACCGGCCGCACTACCCGTGCCCGCGCTACCCTGTATGGTGAAGTCTTCGCCTGCGGTGTTGGAGGTGCCAGCGACGACGGACTGGACGCTAAGGGTTTGTGCTGCGGGGCCTGCGGCGTCTGCCGCGCCGAGTTGGAGGTTTGCGGGGCCTTTGCGGGTAAGGAAGAGGTCGGTATTGAAACTTGAAAGGTTGCCCCAGCGCAAAGAAGATGCTGTTGGTATGATGGTGAAATCAGGACGGGAAACTAAAGTCGGTGTGGCACTACTGTTTGTGAGAACAATAGCGGTTGCGTCTGAGTATAGTTTGTGACCTCTGAAATAAACGTTACCCTCTTTATCAACACTAAACTTGCTCGAAGCCCCTACTTTCAAATCCATAAGCAGGGAGTCAGACGCCGACGCCGTGTCGGTGACGTCCATCTTAATCGCGGTGAACGTGGTAAGGCCGTCGTTCCACGTGTCAGCTAAATCGTATATGTTAGCGGTTGCCATCGTCGGCCCCTTAGCTTTGCGCCACGTTAATTACGTAATTGCCCGCGCGGTCGAGAACATATGCCCCGTCGCGCTGGACTATCGCGCCATTCGGAATGACTACGCCCGCAGATACCACCCGCCCGAACGGGCTAGGTATGCCATCGAGCGGGCTCCTAATCTCACGCATGAGAAACCATCACTGCCGTCGCGTCGGCGGCATAGGCCCATACGCGATCAACGCTTGCAATGCCCGGGAATAGGTCGGACAAGGTCACGTTCCGCTCGCCCTGGCCCGGATTGTAGCGAATTGCACCTGCGGTCGTGGTCGGGGCGGAGGTGTCGGTCGTGCCTGCGATCAGGCAATAATTCCCGCCAAGGTTCTGGAATGTTATGGAGCTGATGTCAGCGTCGGTCAGCTGCGTCCAAGTCGCTGCCGGAACATCGACCGTGGTATTCTGTGCCATGAGGTGCGCCCTTCATTTGGGTGATTGGTTGCATGTATCACACAAGGCGCAACACTTACAAGACCCTCACGCGGGGCTGCCCCTTGCGCCTGATCATGGGGCCTATGGCGTAGCGCACCGCGTCGATGCAGTGGTTGTGCGCGTCGATGATTGTCGGGAGTATATCGCCAGTCTGCCGATCGGTCTTGTAGGAATACAGACGGAACTCTCGCGTGACTTCCCGGCATCGCGGATGCACCACGATGCGGCGGAAGCTACGCAAGAACCCGATCCCGTCCTGGACGCTGCCCGGCCATTTCTTGACCGCCTCAGTTAGTGGGAGCCCGTGCCGCTTCAAGAAGCTGATAGACTCAGGCCGCGCGCTGTCCCAACGCGTCACGTAGCGGGCGAAGTCGGGGATATGATCGCACATATGCTGCGCGGTGTCGTCAAGCTCCAAGCCGACCTTGTGCGCTTCATGCTCGATCCAGAGGCATTGATCGTGCACCCATACCCGCACGGCTGCGGTCGGATCCTGCGCAAAACCGAAGTCGCCGCCCTGATAAGGGCCGTCCCAATCGGGGCCGGGTTGGAAAGGCTCGATCGCGTATCTGTTTGCAAACACTTGCGCGTTGCTGTTTGTAAGATACGCCCCTTCCCATACGTGCGCGTATGTGGCGGGATCGAGCCGGGCTTGTTCATCACGGCGAAGCTCATCCAAGGCCACGGGCAGAAATGGGTTGTCGTCCCAATTCAGCTCGACCACGATTGCATCGTCGGGCGGTTGCTTGCGGAATCGCTTGTCTGCGGGGCTGTTCTCCGTGCGCGGGTTCCAGATCGCCCAAACTTCGGATGCAGGCTGGCGCATGACCGTCGGAAGCAGGGCTTGCCATGAGCCTTCGGGAACGTCTTCGGCTTCCTCGACGATGGTTAGGTCTACATGCGCAAGGCTCTTAATCGCGTTCATGCTATTTCGCAGACCACGGAAAAAGAACTCCGTACCGTTGCGCCCGCGTATGTATTCCACGCCTACATCGTAATGATGCGCAAGCCACGGGTGCGCCTCGATGGCGGCCCGCAATTCAGCATGGAAGCTCTCGCGGATGGATGCCTGAAATTCCCGCGTGCAAAGGATGCGGAGCGGGC